GCCTGCGCCGCATTGCCAATTCCAAGCAGCGCGGAGTGCAACATCGGCAGAATGCCATTGACGATGTTGGACAGATCTGGCAAGCTCTCGGTGATACCGTTTGCTATGTCGATCCACATGGATGTCAGTTCTTTCTTTGCCGGAAGGAACTGATTGCCCATCTTGATAAGCAGGCGGTCTGTCGCATTACTTGCCATCTGGCTTACCGCTTCGCTGGTGTCCAGACGAACAAGCAATTCTTTCTCCATGCTGCCGCTGTATGCGCTGGTATCACCAGCCATAAGCAAGGCATTCTGGAACGCAGGCAAGTTGCCCACAATTTTTGAAACGCCCTCAATGGCCCACTGTCCAAACAGTGTCTTGATGGTCGCAGTCTGCTGGTACTTGTCCTGTTTCGAGATCGCCTCAAAGACTTTGTACAGAGTGCTTGCTGCACCATCTTCTCCGTTCGGCCCGGTGGACTGCATATCCTTTGCAATCTGCACAGGATCAAAACCGAGTTTGTTCCATGCGCCCACCTGCGCATCCGTTGCACTGTTGCCAAGGGTGATGTTTGTAAACACACGGTTCAGGCTTGTTCCAGCCTTTCCCTCATTAACGCCCATAGCCAGCATGGTGGCTGCCAGCGCAGAGGTCGTGTGCAGGTCAACGCCGGCTGTCTGGCCGACACCGCCGGACGTATTCACCACGCTGGCGATTTCCGCCGCCGTGGTAGCCATGTGGCCGCCCAGATAGTTGATGGAATCTGCAATGTCGATAATCTGGTTGTGGGTCTTACCAAAAGCGGTTTCCCACTTTGCCATATAATCGGCCGCAGACTTTGCATCAATGTCCCACGCGGCAGCTAGCCGGGCCGTATCGTACAGGTAGCTTTTTTCTCCGGTTTGCTGGTTATCCAGAAAGATTTGCTCATAGCTCTTACCGGACTGTCCCAGCGATGCGGCGATCTGCGCCATTTCGTCCCGTTTGATTGGGACCTGCGTAGTCATCTTGAGGATCGCGTCCTCCATGGTGGCACGCTTTTCCGGGTCAATGCTGCCGTCATCGTTCATGATGCCGCCAACATACTTGACTGCATCTGCCGCCTGGGCTTGGTATTCCTCTGCCATGGAGGTTGTCTTTTTAATCATGACAGCGGACGCAGTTGTCAGCGTCGCCATGATTCCAAGCCCAGTCTTTCCGATTACGCCCAGAGTGTTTGCTACCGTGCTGCCCAGCGACTTTGTTCCCGTCAGTGCGCTCGCCAGATCACCGGTCAGCCCCTTCGTCTGCTTTATTGCAGTTACAAGGGATGGGTCCACCTTGCCCATGATGCGGATGCTGAGGTCTAGTGCTCCATTTCCCGCCATATGTCTGCCACCTCGTTACACAGATCCACCAGCTCCCGCCGGGGCAGGTGCAGCAGATCCGTCATGTTGGAATGCGTGGCAATGGATAGCTGGATAGCTGCTTTCCGAAGTCCTTTTGCCCCGCCTTTTACTCGAAAAAATCAGAGTTTACGGCATCGCGCAGCTTGACCGCCTCGCACAGCGGCAGACCGGCAAAGAAGTCCACCGGGTAGCCGGTGCCCATGCTGGCGATGATGCAGCAGTACAGGTAGTTGCGATGCGTATTCACCGGTGCAAATCCGCCCGCAGCCATACGGTTTTCTGCCATGGATTCGCTCATAGTGTTCAGTTCGCCCACGCCGGACAGGTCGATGCTGTCAAAGGTCTTACCCTTCAGCTCAGCCTTTTCGCTGCCCTCGTAGGTGTAGGGTGCTGCAAACTTCAGGGTGTGAGATTCCAGCTGTTTTTTCACTTCATCGGCGTTCTCGCTGTTGTCCATACCCTTGACGACCGCTGCCTGCACTTTCTTGATCTTGCCACGGGGCATGAGCTTGAAGAACTCCACAGGCTTACCGGTGGCCTTAACGGCCATTTCCTGTGCAAAAGAAGTGGTCATTTCCATCACGGACATGGCCGCCAGCTCGTTGCCGATGTTTTTCTGAATGTCGATCAAGTCCTGTACGGTCATCTTCTCCATGCCGGACAGATCCAGGCTGTCGTACTCCTTGCCCTCGAACTTATAAGGTTTATCGAACTTCACGATATTTTCCATTGCTGTTTCCTTTCCA